TCTTTATACTGGAGACTACAACAAAACGCAAAGTCACCAAGTACGAAGTGCCAAAGATTGACGATATAGAATGGGAGATAGTGTACTATTTCTTAGAAGCCTTTGGATTTAGCGGGTTTGAAAAAGACACTGAGCAGTCTTGTCTTAGGTTGCTTATAGAAGACATAGATGAACAATTTATCAAAGACAATTATCCTAACGCTGTAACCAAAGACGGCAAGTTAAAACAATATGTTCCTGCTGAACTGTATTTAAAACAATTATTTGACAAACCAATGGGTAAGGCTTTGTTTGAAAATGAAGCTAAGAACGCTATCCTATTTGGTACTCGTGGTGGTGGTAAGTCTTACATTGTAGCAGGGCTGTTTGAATACAGGCTTATCTTTGACGGTGCTATAGAATACAACACGGATTTTATACATGGTGAACTAACTGCTAAGACAGTGTTGGGTTCATCTGTAGTGGAAAAAAGTTCTGACTTAGCTAACAAAGTAAAAAAGAGTATAGCTGCAAAAGCAGACCCAGTTATAGGTAGAAAGTTTGGTGTATGGGGTAAGCCAGGTGATGAAGACTTCACACCTTGTCCATTCTACAAAGATATGACAGGTAGCCTTGAAGCACCTAACAAGAACAATCCATTTAGACACGAATACAAAGTTAGTTCTGGCTCAGGTTGGGTAAAGAAAGGTACTAACTCTACCATGTACCATGTAAACTATTCTTTGAACAAAGGAGATGGTTCACAAGCTGCTGTAGGTGGTCGTTACCTATTATCTGCTGTAGAGGAAGTTGGATTGGTACCTAACATATTAGATATACACGCAGCCAATGAAGCTACGTTGTCTAGAGATGGTAAGTTTGGTACAGAGATATATTTAGGTACATCAGGTAATCTTAGCCGTGTAGTAGGTGCCAAGAAGATGTTTCTTGCACCACAAGACTATGGTATTGTTAGCAGAGAAAACAGGCATGGTACAGAAGGTGCTGAAGGTAAGATTGGTTTTTTCTTACCTAATTATATGGTGTATCGAGATTGCAAAGATGAACACGGCAACACAGACTTTGACATGGTGTGTTCCAAAATCAATGCACGTAGAAAAGACTTTGCCAAATCCAATGATGCTAACGTACTCAGAAATGAAAAGATAAACAGGCCATGTTTTATTGATGAGATGTGGATGGGTTCTGAAGAAGAACTGATGCCTGTAGAAGAGTTGCAGATGCAGGAAAAAAAGTTAATGATGTACAACAAGTACCAAGAACTGTTTACTCCTGTAAAACTGTTGTGGGACAGTGACAAGCCTAATGGTGTAGATTACGTCATTGACAGGGAACTAGAACCTTACATTGAATGGCCACTGAACATCAACAAGCGTAAAGACCCTAGGGGCTGTGTGGTGATATATGATTTCCCACGTACTATAAATGGTGTCATACCAAATGACATGTACCAATTTGTAGGCCATGACCCTTATGTAGAAGAAGACTTTACTAGGGGTGGTTCTGTAGGCAGCACTTATGTATTGATGAATCCAGCTTATATACCTAATGGTTATCCAGGCAATGTCATTGTAGCTAGTTACATTGACAAGCCTTTAAATGGTTTAGATGAGTATTACGAAAACCAAGAGAAGTTGTTGGCCATGTATGGTAATCCTAACCAAGGCTTATGGTTTGAAAAAAACAGAGGGCAGGATTGCAGGGCGCATTACATTAGAAAACACAAAGGGCAACTATTATCCCTCACACCACAGTATCAAGAAGGTTCTAGTGTTATGCAAAGGAATATTCAAAGTTTTGGCTATGTAGTGGGTAATCGCATTACGAAACTTAGGTTAGCCAAGATGATGCGTGACTGGTTATTGGAAGAAGTGGAAATCAACTGTGGCAATAATTGGTATGATGGTATAAAGAAAAACTTTGAACGTGTACCTTGTTTGTTTTTAATACGTCAAATGATTGGATATAATTTAGATGACAACTTTGACGCATTTGATGGATTCAGAGGTTGCGTGTTAGGATTAAGGGAATACGAAACAAAACTATCTTCAGATACAAATAGAGAAAGGCGTAGGCAAGAAAACAGTGTCCTTAGCTATTATTTAAATAACCAACGAATATTCAAACAACATGAGAGATACTATAAGACTAAATGAAGAAAAGAAAGACAAGGAGTGGTACAAGTATCAATTAGATAGATATGTGCCACATACCATCATACCTATCATTGAAGACTATGAGGAAATGAAACGTCTATATGAATTTGTCAACAACGACTTGACTAAGTTCAAAGACGACATTGCCTATTATTGTGGCTCATTAGAAGAATATGGTGCTACTGAAGAAACCCTGGTACCATACAACCCTATACCCAACAAAATAGAAGTGTTGAAAGGTGACTTATTGTCTAGGGGCCTGAACCACAAAGTCATGTTGCTTACAGCAAAAGCAGTCAGAGACAAAAATGAAGAATTGTTGAATGTCATCAAAGCTAGTGTCAATGAAGAACTGGCTTTGTTTGTACAGAAACAACAAGCTGTCATAGAAGGCATGGATGAACAACAGGCTAACCAGATGATAGAACAAATGCGTACTACGTTAGAACCTAAAGATATTCAAGTGCGCAACTTTTCTTCTGAATCTGAAATCATTTACAACAAGTTGATGCAGTACACACTGTTAGACCAAGATGTGAGGTTGAAGAAAACAGAGACCTTGGAAGACCTTGTGACAGTGAGTAGAGTGTTCTTGCATGTAGGTTGGAAAAATGGAAGGCCAACTATCAAAGTGTTGAACCCTTTGCATGTAGGCTTTAACAAGAACCCAGAAGTAGCTGACATTGAAAAAGGAGACTTTGTATTTTACTGGGATGAGATTACAGTAGCAGATGCTTTGCAAGAATATCAGAACAGGTTAGATGATGAAGACATACAGAAAATCTTGGACTATGGTTACTCCATGAACCCAATGACAGAAGCACATATCAAGAAACCTGTCTTTGACCATGCTAAGTACTACAGTATGTTGGAATCACTAGGTGAGTTTAGACGCAAAGGGATAGGCACACACCAAGGTACACAACTTACCAACTACAACTTGCGTCAGACTATGCAGAGAGTGCATTTGGAATTTAGGGCTTTTCAAGAAGTGATGTTTGTAAAAGTAAAAGACGAATACAACACACATCTTACTTTGCGCTCTGATGCAGACATCATTCCTGAGACTGCATCTAAAGTCAAATACACTAATCGTTGGTTTGAAGAAAGTGAAAAATATGTGTGGGTAGATGAGTCAGGTATGGAGATGGAAGCTGAGATTGTCAAGATACCCAGACGTTATGAAGTAACTAGGCTAGGCACTGCTGTATTAGTAGACTTTAGAGAAGTACCCTTTCAACCTGATTATGGTGAGAATCCATTCAGCAAGTTTGAATTAAGCTACAAAGGCACCATATTATATAACCGCAATGCTAAGTGGTTGAGTTTAGTACAACGTGCTATGCCTAGCGCATTTCAGTACATGGCAGCTAAGAGGTTGCAAGATAGGGAGATGGCTAAGTATGTAGGTCAAGAACGCATTGTAGACGTTGACCAGATACCAGACATGATTGGTACAGATCATGAACGCAATGGAGAAATGGATGTTGACCCAGCACTGAGAGCAGATATTATTGCTAGAAAGACAGGTACTCGTTTTTATTCTGGTAGTAGGAGTTCAAATGGTTTGCCTGCACCTCCTACTAGGTCAGCAGGTATTAGTTACGCTACTGTAGATACCACACCTGCACTAATGAACTTGCAACAGTTTTGTCAGATGTTAGATGTAGAGACAGGTATGCGTATGGGTATCTCTCCGCAAAGGGAAGCAACTGTAGTGCCTAACACAAATGTAAGCGACAACAGACAAGCATTGATGCAATCTGGTCTAGCTACGCAGACGTTGTTCTTTACTATTGACAGGGTGTGGGCTAAGGCATTGAATGAACACCTTATCAATCTACGTACTTACATCAACAACTACCTTGAAGATAATGACAACTTAAAAGGTTTTGAGATGGAGTATGTTTTACCTGATGGTACTAAGGAGTTTTTCATAGTGCAACGAGAACAACTATCCAAAATAGAAGACTTAGGTTTGTATTTGTTTGACAATGGTAGAGAACAAATGTATTTTCAGTACATGTTGCAAAACGTATTCTCTTTTGCACAGAATGCAGGTCAAGGCGTAGAACAAGTGTCTTCTGTATTGA